TTTAACACGTCTTTCATCTTCTGCTTGTGCTGCATATAAATCTATAAGAGCATTGTCTTTAAGCATAGATTGACTTGTGTTTAATAAGTTCATTCCTTCATTATAAAAACCACCCTTCCACATAGCTGAGGACATTTTTTGTAAGCTTTCAGGATTCATAGGGTCAAAATCAGGAACACTGTTTATAACAGCTTGAAAATTAGCTTGTTGTATTTGAGCAGGCGTTTGACCTCCAAGCATTTGTCCACCTTGATATCCTATTTCACTACCTATACCAGACATGGCATTAGTAATTGCTGCCCATCCAGTAAGTCCACCAGTCTGAGCTGATTGCCTTCTTAAGTTCTGTTCATCAACAATTGCTTGTTGATATTGGTTTCCAAATAATCCTTGTTGTGCCATAATTATAATCCTGAATATTGATTTGGTCTATATTGATAAAGACCTGAAGGATTTAAAGCTGGTTTAGGAGTTCTAAACAATCCACCTAGTCCTTCAAAGCTCATACCTTCTTGACTATTAAACCCTTGTAAAGCACTACCAATCATGCCAGCAGTGGCTCCTGCTCTTCCAAGAGCTGCACCTGACCTCATGTTAGCTGCGTTCCAAGCATTCTGTGCTCTTTGATTAGCAAAGTTTAATGACATACCGCCATAGCCAGAAGCTAAGTTACCTATGCCAATAGCAGACATCATATCTTCATTCTGTCTACGCCTCATAGCATCTAACTGTTGTTGAGATTTATCATAAGATTGTCTACGGAGTCCAAGTCTAGTCATGTTTTGTGCTTGCATTAAACCGCCATAAGCACCTGCTCCACCTGTTGAGCCAAGCCTGCCTTGTTGTGCTAGTCTTGATTCCATTGTTAAAGCTTGTTGTTCTAGTTCAGGATTAAGCAGTGCTAAGTCTGTGTCATACATTTGCTGTGCATATTCTTGAGGACTATAATCTCCTATCTGAGAAGCTATTGCTTGTTGCCTGTCCATATACTGTTGCATCATAGCTTGCATATCTTCATTAAGATATTCACCTGTTTCAGTATTATAACCTCCAAACATACCTTGGTAGTTTTGTGGTCTACTTTGTTCATATGCCCAGTCAGCCTGTTGATTGGCTGCTTGCTGTGCTTTCTTTGCTTGCTTATTAGCGAATATTCCTCCTAATACGCTTGCTCCTAATTGCATCCATGCTGACATTTTATTCTCCTATGCTGTGCGTTTCCACATATAGACTACTATATATGGTTGTAAGTTATTGTGTGCTGTTCCATCACCTGTATTGCCTGTGCTTCTTGCACTACCACCGCCAAAACCACTCCAAAACGGGTCTAAAAAAGTTATTTGTCTATCGTGTATTGAAATATTTGTTTGGTTTTGTGTACCCATAGAGTGACTATGTGCAGGTAAATTAGCTTCCGTCAGAGCTTGAGTTTCAGAACCACCAGTTGCACCAAGCGTATCAAATGTACCGCTTGATGCTTTACCTACTGGAACTCTACCTTCTCCATATGCTTCCCAAGTGCCTACACCAAGAAGTGTTGCTGGGTTTGTGCTGACTGCTGCATTAACATACACAGAACCTACTGGATAAACTAAATTATTAATTGTAGCTGCTGTCATAGCAGCTGTAACAAAAGCTGTTGTTGCTACCTGATTAGTATTAGTTCCTGCACTTGCTGTCGCAGCAGTAATTATTTGTGTGTTTTCTGTTAAATCTGCTTTAGAGTTAATCGCAGTTTTTACCGCAAGAAACTCTGTATTAAAGTCATCACCACTAACTACTTTATCCGGATTATTATCAGCTAAAGCATCTTTACCTGACCATTGTACTACTAAATTATATTGACTCATCTTATTTTCCCTTGTTTTGCCCAAATACTCATATTTAATAAAGAGGCTTTAAAACCTTTTACTGTTTGTATTACTTCTAATCTTAAAACCTTAGCTGCTCTTGATAAAGAAACTTTATATTCTTTAGGATGAAACGCAGGAGCATACTTAGCACTTCCATACAAAGTTGTACCGCTTGCACTTGGAGCTTCATATTTAAATTCTGTGCCTCCAGCTGTAGGGTCTAAAGTAAAGTTAGAAGAATCAGGAGAAACACTATAATCTCTGTACCAATTTAATGTTACATCCATATTTTTACCACCGGACCAAGTACCTAAAAATCTTTTTAAAAACTTAGATATTCCCGGTTGTTCAAAGTCTAGCCATGTAGTTTTAAAATCTGATTGATAAGTATTGTTAATGTCTTTATAACATTTACTTGTGCTAGATTCCCATACATGACCAGCAGTTGTACATGCTGATTGATTGCCATAACTAGCAGTAACATCTTCTTTTTCTAAATCATAAAAACCTGAATAAGTAGCTACTCTTCCTGCATAATCTAAAGCTCCTAGTCCCACATATAAAGTATCGTCTGTTGATAGAAAAGCTCCAGGATTTCTTTTAGAATCAAAGTTCCAAGTTGTTATTCTTGGACCACCATCAGGAGTCATTGCTTTAAAATCAAACACATAAACAATATTTCTATCACCAAAAGATAATAAATAAGAACCAGTAGATAAGTCGTATTGTGCTTTAACTTTAGTTAAATCAGCAGTAACAATGTGTCCTCTTATTTCGTCTTTAACAGCTAAACTTAAATCCTGTAATGGCATTTTATCTTGTACCATTGTACGACTTAATGAGCGAACACCAGATGAACTTAGGAATACAATGTCATCACCAATTAACTGAACTGAATCTCTAGCTACACAACCTACACCCTCAATAACTTCATCTAATGCAAAGTCTGAACTTTCAGAATTATAAGCAACAGACCAAGGACCATTAAATATAACTATATTATTTTTACCAAAAATAACTAGCTTACCCATGAACCCATTAATTGAAACTATTTCATCTCCTGCCCATACATTTCTTAAATCAAGAGAACCTGAATGACCTCCTTGAAATTTATGTCCAATAAGTAAATCTGAATAATAAACAACATCTTTAGTTTCACCGATATTTCCTGTCCAAATTCTTCCAAACTCTCCAAGAATACAAGAAGGTGTAAAATTAGTAACGCCAGAAGGAGCAGCATAACTTGCTACATCTTCTAAATCTAACCAAGCAGAGCCACTATAATTAATAGGTTTATTACTTGCTTGTACACCATAAAATTGATTATTAAAATTTGTAAATTGCCAGTTACCGTCAGTCTTAGTTGTGCCACCTGCAAAAGTTTGAATGTCTAAAGTGTCAGGAGTATTTGCTGTATTTACTTTATATACATTAGCACCAGCACCAGCAAATAAAGTAGTAGCTCCTGTCGCACTTCTATATTCACCTAATGATTTAATTTGTAGTGTGTTAGTAGCAGGAGTGGCGTTAGCTTGTGTTTCGCCAATGTTATCTGTTATTTGTTTAATTCCTTGTCTAGTAGTAACACGTCCTTTTTCATCTAACATAACATTGTTAGCTGCTGTTAAGTATTGTGGTGATAAACTAGAAGGGGAGGATTGTTTATTTAATCCGTATATTCCAATGTTATCTAATACTAAAGGTTGTATTGGTTTAGACGCCATTCCAAATTACCTCATCTGAGTGTCTGCCTACATCTTGTTGAATTGCATCTGACAATGCTTGTTGATATTGCATCTGTGCCATGTCTGATAGTGTTCCACCATCTTCACCACGTTCAGCTATAGCTCGTGCCCATACCCCCATTATAACAGGAAACTCTGGACATGTCAAGACATCTGTTGAATTTGTTAAATCATCTTGTGGGTCTAGTAAATAAAAATTTATGTTATAAACACCGTTAGGCTTAGGATATATCTGAGCTGTTAATAGACCACTACTGGTTCCATTAATAGAAAAGTAAGAAGGAACACCTGAGCTGTCAGGACTAGGATATTGTGTAGACCTAATCCATGAATCAGGTACACCTTGTAACATTTGTCCTTGTTCTTGTTCTTGTACTGACAATGTTCTAGTACGTTGTGATGTACTAGGTAAATTATAGCTACGTGTATCAGCTACAGTAGCTACTGTTTCTACACGTCTTAGTGATGTCCAGTCCCAAGCATCTTCTACTTCTCTTTTAACTTCATTAACAAAGTCACCAATTAATATTTGATAGTCTGATGCAGTAGTAGAATCTATTAAATCTCCTGACCAGTCACCAGCAATAGTATCTTCTCTTAATCTACGTAACACTGAATTAATAATTTGTCTATATGTCATCTACTTCCCCTTGGCTAATTGTGCACCAAAATAAAATTCTATAATCATTGTTGCCCACCCAAAGATTTCATCCATCTTTAATACTGAACCAGCTTGTATTTGTATGTATTCTACTACATCTGGTGTAAACTGAATACCAAGAAAATTAAAGCCTTCTATAGTATTAGGTATTACTGTAGGCACATTAAAAAATACTGGAGCTACTTGTGTAAATATTATAAGTGCTAATATAACAAATATAATTACTCGTCTATTAAGGGCAGCCATAGGACTTTCTTTGTCTGCTCTGTCCCTTGCTTGGTTAATAGAATCATTGCGTGCTTGCAAATTCTGTATCATTAACTTTTGATTTTCTGCTGCTGCTTGACTCTTTAAAGCAAACAACTTAGCTACAAAACCTAAAGCTATTGGTGCTACGTTTGTTAATAATGCTATCATATTGCTAACCTCATTGCCTCTATAATCCCTACTTGTCCTATAATGTACCAAGCAAATGCACCAAACACACCCCACTTAATTTGAAGTAGTGAAGTGTTAATTTTTTGTATACATAAATTAGTGTCATCAATCTTGCTAAACAGCTTTGCTATTTGTCCAGAGTGTTTGTCTAATTGTAATTGCATTCTACTAAGCTCATCACTCATTTCTTTTTAAATCCTTTCTTCATATTAGCATAGGCTTTCTTGCTGATAGTAGATTTCTTTTTACTTCTACTTGTGCCAGCTTTTTTCCTAGCATTAATGTTTGCGTACAGTCCTCGTTTTGCCATTACCATTTCACCTTGTTTGCCCAGTATGCTGCACTGGTTTTACCTTTAGCTATGTTCTTAGCGTGCCTAGCTTTAAATGATTTACGTTTAGCTTTCATTGCAGCAGACTCACCAGCTTTAGGTTTACCTGCGGTAGAAGCTCCTTTTTCACCAAACCTAATCATACGGTCTTTACCGTTATCTTTGATAAGAACTACATGAGATTTCTTACCTTTAGATGAACGCTTAGGCTTGTTATACCCTGCAAAAGTTTCACCTCTGTATGTTACCGACATTATCTACTCCAAGATGTTTTAGCTTTAGCTTTTGCTTTTTTACTAAGCTCGCCATAATG